TAAACGCCCTCCAGAGGCTTCTGTGAAGGCGCTACGCCCTGCTCTGTGAGTATGTCCTGAGATGACGTTCTTGCCATGCCTACGGGCTGCCTCAAGGGCTGAGAGACCGCCTAGTTGCTTGATGGGCGTATGATCGCCATGGACTGCAATCCAGTTAGGAGCAATAGCCATTGGGTTCTTGTGAAAGGTTATGCCAAGCTCGTCAAATTTCATGAACTTCTCAAAGCGCAGTTCTGGCAAGGATAAGAAGCTAGGAATCTTCTTCATAATTATGTTGTAAAGACGGTCTGTGTGGTTAGATCGTATACAGTCTGTAACGCCCAGTTCCCAGAGAAGCTGCACACATTGGTCTCGGTCATCGCCAAGGGTCTGTTCGTAGGCTTGAGGCGTACCTTCAGACCACTTGCTTATAGTCTGGAAATCAATTTCATCACCTATGGTAACTGTCTGGTCTGGCTTAAAGGTTCTAAGGAATCTGGTGATATTGCCCGTAACATGTAAATCGGCGAAAGGAACTTGCAGGTCGCTCAGGATTACGATTTTTTTCATCAGTCCTCGTCATCGTCCTCATAGGGATTACCCGATATTTTCTCGATGGGCTTAACTGGCAGAATCCAGTCAGGATAGGACTCACGATCTAATAGAAGCCAAAAAGCCATATCAGTAGAGAAGCCAGCCTTGCGCAGGCTGGTGTAATAAACGTGCAGAGCAATGCAGTATTGGTCTAGAGCTGAGTAAGCATCTAGGTCAATGACCTTCTTAGTTCTTGCCATGTCAATAATTATCGGTCAAGAAGTATGTTGTAAATCTCATCGACACGCGAGTTAAGTCGTTTAATTTCAGAAAGTAAATGAGTAATGACATACCCAGATAGTCCACCGATTATGCCAAGGGTGGCAATGTAAAGCGTGAAGAAGTCCTGTTGGTTCATTTTTTAGGAGTGGCGTACCCAAAGACACCTGCAACTAGAGAGCCAAGGATTGCACGATAGTCCAGAGCAAAGTTTGAGGTTGTACCCCATACTGCTAGGAACGCTCCTATTGACATTAGGTAAGGGTTCTTCATATTCATGCTGTGCCGCCTATCATTGGGATATTAAAGAACGAGCTATCTGCATCGCCCTTCTTGGTAAAGCTAATATGGCAGTGATGATTGTGCTTATTAGACCCAGTGTAAGGACGCCAAGCCCAAGACTTCTTAGACGATGCGATTCTTCCATCGAAGATAATGTAAGAGATTCTCTTATCGCCACGTTTAGCGCATAGTCGTAGTTGATCCGCAAGGTCAGGCATGAGGTCTGGCTTTGCTTTGCCAGATAAATCCCTGTCAATGTCAATGGCTCGGACGATACCTTCTGCATCAGGATTGTGGTCAGAAGGACGTGCTTGATGACGAGTGTCGCCAATCCAGCCGTCTGAGGTGCGATCTCTATCTGGGTAACTATCATCGCATTGCTCTCTAAGCTGCTGTCCTGCTTTACAGAGTATGGGCTTCATTAGAACAATCCCATCGCTTCTGTGAGTTAAGAGTTAATTCTTCATGCTCGCATGGAGCAGGTGCAATAAAGGCATCGTCAATCGGATCATAGGTGTATCCAATTCCTGCATAGTTAAATCTAAATCCGTTGGTTGCGGCGTTATATGAAGTCTTAATCCAGTTACCGCCAAGGTTGTCGATAAGCCATGAATAGCCCTCGTCACCTGCTGGGTCATTGTTGTCGCCTACAAGTACGCGAATGACTTTGTTAGTCTCATCTACTTCTGCCCAATGTGACATTAGTCCACCTGCACCTTTGTGTAACGAACTATGATAAGTCCTGATCCTCCAGCTCCACCGCCGCCTTGGGAATCACGAGCGCCACCGCCCGAACCTGTATTTGTTGTTCCATTATTGGTTGAGCCGTTTCCTCCAGCTCCACCGCCGCCCGAACCACCCGCGCCAAAAGTTCCGCTTGGAAGATAGTTTGCTCCTCCACCACCACCTGCATAATATCCACTAACGCCAGTTGAAGTTACAGAAGCCCATGATGAATAAGTGTTTAGACCAGCTCCACCTGCTCCTGATGAAGTTGAATTGGGTGCATTTTGTCCCGCTGCGCCCGAACCACCGCCGCCACCTGCGGGATATGGCGCGCCTAGTTGATTGTTATTTGTACCGCCTGAATTTCCTTGTCCTGATGTTGGAGAGCCACCCGCGGGATTTACGCTAGCAGAAGCTCCTGCGCCACCGCCCGAGCCTCCATTTCCACCTGCTTCGCTAAGTGCCGCTCCGTATCCTCCACCTTTTACAAGAGTGAGAGATCCGAATTGAGAATCAACGCCAACTGTTCCGTTTAATGCAAATCCACCTGCGCCACCGCCGCCGATTGTGCAGGTGTATGTTGCAGCGCTAAGTGATTGGGACGTAAAAGGTAAAAATCCTCCAGCTCCACCGCCGCCCGAAGAACCGCCGCCGCCACCTGCAATTACAAGAATGTCAGCAGTTAAGGCGCTATTGCTTACAACCAAGTTAGAGTTGGAAAGGAAAGTACGGTAATAGTAAGTAGCATCCGAAGTTAAAGTGCCGCCTGTTACTGTCGGCTTAGGTGGTGCTCCACCAGCAAGAAGTCCAGCAATTACATTAAGCAATCGCGCCCACCACGTACCAAATATCAGTTGCAGTCTTAATGCAGACTGCTGTTTTGTATTGAGCCAAGGTTGGAGAAGCTGCAACTGCACCTGCTGACAGGACTGTAGTAGTGCCTGAGGTAACGGCTGAGATTGTTACTGCTCCTGCGCCTTTATTAAGAACTGTGATTGCAGTACCTACTGGGAACGCTACAGAAGCGTTTGTAGGAATCTTGAAAGCTACTGCTGTCGCCTTGTTCATAGGGACTAGGACTTGGTACTGATCCGCTAAGACTGCTGTGTAGTCTGCCGTTGCGTCACTATTGACGGTAAAGGTCACTAGACCATTTACGGTAGCGGCAGTAAGAATATCGCCTGTTGATGCTGGTAGTCCTGATGCCATTTATATCTCCTAGTAACCCAATGTAGATGTGCCGATTATACCGTAATACGAGCTTCCAACGATGAATCCATCGGCTATTGGCTCAAGCGTTGTAATATTGACGGTCATCTTGTTTGGCGTGATTGACCAATTAACGCCTTGAAACTGTAGGTTCTTCACAATAGTCGAGCCGTCTGGCTGGATATTGGTAATGAGCAGATTGCTGAAGTAATCTAGTCCAAGCATCGTGTCAGTTGGAACTGCTGGGTCTAAGAGATCGACTGTCATTTCGTCAATGCGGATAGTCGTCTCTTGACGGGTAGCAATGTATTCCTTGGCAATCTCAGAGACAATGGTATCTGTCTCAGCTACAAGGTCTGTCTGAGTGACTGAGTGAGGGAAGTATTTATCAACTGAAGTCTGATTGGTGACAACCTGAACCGTGCCGCCTACCCGTCCTAGGTTGGCTTGGTTGATGATGAGCTTGTCATCAAAGGCGTACTTGAGGTTCTTGTAGGGAATCCCACCAGTTTGATTAAAAGCTGTAGGGGCAGTAGCTAGAGAAGCCATGACCTGCGCTCTGGACTTAAATACGGCTGTGCCTGAGGTATCCATATAGAACGCGCCTGTCTCAGAGAACTCTGCGTTTTTAATGGCTGCAAGGCTTGTGCGATTAGTTCCAGGATCAGCAATACAAGTATTAGCACCTGCCGCTACTGTGCGCATTGAAGTAGGAAATGACACTTGGTTAAGTATTTTGCCTATGCGTGTGCCAGTTGTCTGCCCTGCGCCTGAGTCTGTGATGGTATTGACGTTAGCCATATTGAATAATCGAAAGGCATCTTGGCAGACAATATCTACATAACCAGTATCTTGATTAACTGGGTAGGTATAGCGGTACTCGATTGCATAGCCTGAGAATAAATACTTCTGAGTAGTTGATGTAGTAGCAGAGACACGCAACTTACGAAGCGGTACAAGTTTGCCGTAGTAAGGGCTGGCTGTGTTCTGAGGATTAAAGTAGCTGAGAGGGTCTAAGACTCTGACTGTGCATTGCCCTGCTTCGTACTGGTCGCGTTGGATATTGCGTCCACGGGTAATGCTGATTTCATAGACGTTAGGAGTTAGATCAACTACTGGCTCTGGAGAACTAGAAGTTCCAAGGGTTGAAGTGCCTAAGATGCCGTACTTGGCATCGCCAATAACGAAGCCGTCATAACCAAAGGTTGCGCCGTTAGTAAAGTCAAAGGATACGGCTATCTGCGCTGGGAGTGCCATTAGCCGAACATACCTGCGATTCTACCAATCTGAGATGGTGAACCTGAAAGACTTGAAAGTTGCGCTCCTGCTAGGACTTGGTTGATAAGTTCCTGCTCGCGGATTACATTGCCTTGAACTGTTACGTTAATGACAGGATTATTGGCGTTAGGGTTGTAGTTGAGTCCTGTCTGCTGATTATAGGAAATCATATTATCCGAAGGCAAAAGTGGGACGTTAGTGTCAGGCAGTTTAGGAGGCATGACT